GGTACTAAGTTCAGTAATCCCGCGACACTACCTACAGACGTAGGATATGGTGTAGCATTCTCACCTGCTGGGACTGAGATAGCTGTAGCCCACGCTACAACACCGTCCGTATCTGCTTACCCATGGTCAGCTAGTGGCTTCGGTACTAAGTTCAGTAACCCAGCTACACTACCTACAGGTATAGGATATGGTGTAGCATTCTCACCTGCTGGGACTGAGATAGCTGTAGCCCACGTTACAACACCGTCCGTATCTGCTTACCCATGGTCAGCTAGTGGCTTTGGTACTAAGTTCAGTAATCCCGCGACACTACCTACAGACGTAGGACGAGGGGTAGCATTCTCACCTGCTGGGACTGAGATAGCTGTAGCCCAAGCTACAACACCGTTCGTATCTGCTTACCCATGGTCAGCTAGTGGCTTCGGTACTAAGTTCAGTAATCCCGCGACACTACCTGCAAATATAGGATATGGTGTAGCGTTCACTCACACATAATAAATATGAAAACACAGATACTAACACAGTCGCTAACAGCGAGAATCGAAGAAGTCTTACTGTATCAAATCAACGCAGATAACTACACACGCGCCATAGAAAAAATAGGCGATGACGTTGCACTCCAAGAGTTTAAAAACCAACTCGAAGAAAACCTAAAAACCACGTTACATGAGCAGCGCAAAGCACAAATTATGCTTGATGTTGTGAAAGACCAGTTGGAGGAGATGAATGTTAGCGTTACTTAATGAAGGCAGAATAGTTGCCTACCCCTACACGTTGACGGACTTACGGTTTGATAACCCAAACACGTCATTCCCAAAAGACATCCCTGCGGACATCATACAGAGCTTTAATCTAGTTGAGGTTCAAGTATTACCTGAACCCACCTACAATGCAGTATATGAGTATTTAGGGCGTGTAGCCCCTGCAAAAACAGAATCGGGCTGGGTTCAGGGTTGGGTAGTTTTACCCTTATCAGACGAACGAGTTATAGAAAATATAGCCAGCAAAGTGGCAGCTAATGTCGCGCAAGCCAAACAATTGCTCGTAGATTCTGATTGGTCGGAACTCCCTTCGGTACGCAACATAGCTAACAACTATTTAGCCAATGGTAATGAGTGGGATACATACCGCGTAGCTCTACGTCAAATAGTAATCAGCAAAGCTGAGGACGCTGAGTTTCCTGCCAAACCTAACAGTATCTGGTCAGCGTAGATGTTTGGCTTTTCTGGGTTTTCTGAGTATCCACTATCTTCGGTATATAACGCTGTAGTCACATTAGGCGTTACTGAAACAACAACAGGCGCAGATAACTACACAGCGAACGCATCCATAAACCTAACCGTTAGCGAAGCGGGAACAGCAGCAAGTACCCTAACCATCACAGGGGTATATAATGTAGGGGTTGATGAAATACTATCTAGCACAGATGCTTATATTGTAGGTGGGACGTATAATGTAGGGGTTGATGAAAACGGTAACGCTTCTGCTTACTATATAGGCGGTATTCTATCAAGTGTATCCATAACAGAAGTCGCCAGCGCGAGCGATGTGTGGGACGTAGGATTTCAATACCCCTTAGCAGTACAAGAAACGGCTAGTGCCTCTGACCTATATAATGGCAATTATGTAACAAACCTTTCGCTAACAGAAACAGGAACACTTACTGATAGCTACGCTGCTGCGCTCACAGCTTTAAATGCAGTTAATGAAACGGTAGCAACATCTGTTATCTTTAGCTCTATTGGTATCTTGGCTAACACCTACAACGAAGCACTCAACACCACCACAACCCAAACGGGCAATATATCAACATCACTGACTGTCAGCGAAACTGTCACGGTTTCAGACGCTTGGGCATCACAGTTTTTATGGAACTCGATAAACACCGCGCAGACACCAAACTGGGTCGCTATAAACACCGCGCAGACACCCAACTGGACAACCATTAACACCTATTAGGAATAATAAATGACCACCGCATACACAAACTTACTAGGCTTGGCATTACCCGTAGACGGGGAGCTTACAGGTGCTTGGGGTAGCACGATTAACAACTCCATAACATCACTCATTGAGGACGCAGTAGCGAACTTCGCTACACATGATGTAACAGCAGCAAACTGGACACTAACTACCACAGGTAGTGGTACCTCAAATGAAGCGCGTATGGCGATGCTTGTCGTTACAGGAACACCAGGGGTCACGCGGTCTATTATTGCCCCAGGACACAGTAAGATGTATTTACTTAGTAATCAGTCCAATGCGTCTATCACGGTTAAATCAGCATCAACCACAGGCGTAACAGTAGCCGCAGGGCAAAACACTATCGTCGCGTGGAATAACATAGATTTTGTAGAAATTAAATCTACGCAGGTGTTAAACCTAGCAGGTGGCGCAGCCAGCCAAATCCCATACCAAAGCGCGGCGGGTACAACCACGTTCATTGCTAATGGTACATCAGGACAGGTTTTAACCAGCAATGGGACCTCCGCGCCTAGTTGGCAAAGTCTTGCGGGCGTTGCTGTAAATACAGGCACAAGCTCAAATATCAATGGGCTGCTTAAAGGTAACGGGTCAGCTCTAGGTACGGTAGGTATTGGCACAGGGTTATCTTGGGACGGAACAACACTAACGTGTACTGTAAGCTCGGCTGTAACCAGCGTTAATGGTCGAACAGGGGCTGTAACGCTAAGTTATTCAGACGTAGGAGCGCAGGTCGCGGGGTCGTATGTATCACCGTCAGTAACTACACTATCAGGTTTAACACAAGTAGGTCCAGGTCCATCCACTCCTGTGGGCGGTGGGTACCTTATGAATCTACGCCTTCAAGACCTCGCACCCAGCGCAACGTATAACACCCCAATTATTTCACCTATCAATGGTCACGGGTACGACTACATTGCGCTTGGAACTATTGCCAGCGGTGTATATGGCATCGCGCCTTACACGGACAATGCGTCATATTGTGGTAGTTCATCTAAGCGGTGGGCGGCGGTGTACGCAGCTAACGGAACAATCCAAACGTCAGATGCAAGGGAAAAGATAGAGCAAACAAACCAGCTAGGACTGAACTTCATTAAGGCATTAAAACCTAAAGCCTATAAATGGATTGTAGGTGGCTACGCACCCAGTACGTTAGACCCTAATGCTGATATAGCTGCGTACCAACAAGATACCTACGCACACCCAATAGCAGGTAAGCGGTACCACTCAGGGTTTTTTGCTCAAGATGTTAAACAAGCAATGGATGACTTAAATATCCCTGATTTTGGTGGTTGGCTGATTGATGATATAACTGACCCAAACTCACGTCAGATGCTTCGTTATGAAGAATTCATAGCCCCGATAGTAAAAGCTATGCAGGAGCAGCAAGTTATGATTGAAGATTTGCAAACGCGACTAACCGCGATAGGAGCCTAAATGAACTGGTTAGTGTCAAGACTTAAAGAACCATCAACCTATTTAGGTATGTTCGCTGTCGCCAGCGCGTTTTTTCATATCAACCTATCACCTGAGCAGCAAGACGCAGTAATGGAGCTTGCTATAGCCTTGTCAGGTGGTGGGTTAATGGTTTCTAAAGGATAACTCATGTATGAAGAACTAGCTAAACAGTTGGCTTTTGAAGAAGGTAGAAAACTACGAAAGTACAAATGCACCGCAGGACATTGGACAATAGGCATTGGACATAATTTAGATGCTAAACCCACAAACTGGGACTGGGTTATCCCTGACGTTATCACTGATACGGAATGTGATGCTATTTTTAACACCGACGTGCGCGATGTAAGTCAAAGCATGGTTAAGGCTTTCCCAGGACTAGCAAGGCTTTCACCACCAAGGCGAGATGCAGTATTAAATATGGCATTCCAAATGGGTACTTCAGGGGTAATGAAGTTTAAAGGTATGATAGCTGCGCTGGTGGATAAAGATTGGCAGCGAGCTAGAGCGTGTGCATTAGATAGTGCATGGGCGAAACAAACCCCTCAACGCGCTGCGCGTGTAGCCAACCAACTATTAACTGGCGAATACTACAAGGTCTGATATGTTAAAGAAAATCGTACTAAAACCAGGTGTCAGCCGTGAAAATACCAGCTACTCCCTAGAGGGCGGCTGGTATGCGTGTGATAAAATACGTTTTCGCCAAAGCACGCCACAGAAGATAGGTGGGTGGAATAAAATATCCAATAACACCTACGAGGGTATATGCCGTTCACTGTGGACGTGGGAAACCTTAGCCTATGTAAATCTTATCGGTGTGGGGACAAATGTTAAGTTCTATGTGTCACGCGGCGGGTTGTATTATGACATTACGCCAGTACGATATTCGCAAGCATTAAGCGCGGCTTTCGTAGCTACTACGGGGTCTACCACAATCACAGTAACCGCCGCAGGTCATGGGTGTTTATCAGGTGACACCGTCACTTTTAACGGTGTGTCGGCTTTAGGCGGCGCGATAACCGCCGCTGTGTTAAACACATCTTTCGTCGTGACGGTACTAAGCTCAAACACATATACAATCACAGCCAGTGTAGCCGCTAACAGCTCGGATACTGGGACAGGCGGTAGCGCAGCCCGCGCTGTGTATTTACTTAATATAGGTTCAGATTATCAAGCACCCTATAGTGGTTGGGGTTCAGGTGCGTGGGGTTCAGGCGCGTGGGGTATAGGTACAGCGTCAACGGCAAGCATTCGGTTGTGGTCACAGAACAACTATGGTCAGGATTTGATTTTTGGTTATCACGGCGGAGCTATCTACTATTGGTATGCTAACCGAGGCGTGACATCAAGCCCTCTCACTATATCCATTGCGTCACCTGCGGTTATGACCGTGCTGAGTGCATCTTTAATTACCGAAGGCGCACCTGTTATGTTTGAAACATCAGGTTATGTACCTACAGGACTGACTACAGGTACGGTGTATTACGCACGCAACTATAATGAGCTGACAGGACAAGCTAATTTATCGGCTACGCCGTCAGGTGCATTGATTAACACATCAGGTACCCAATTAGGTACGCACTATTTGTCCTATCGAGCTGTGAATTTATCCACCATCTCAGGTGCATCAGATGTACCCACTATCCAAAATTATCTATATGTTTCTGATTTGTACCGCTTTGTGTTTGCTTTTGGTTGTAATGATTATGGGTCAACCACCCAAGACCCCCTTCTAATTCGCTGGTCTGACCAAGAGAACGCCGCTGACTGGACAACCCGCACTACAAACCAAGCAGGGTCGTTGAAGCTAACCCGTGGTTCGCAAATTATTACTTGTCAGCAAACCCGCCAAGAGATTGTAGTTTTTACAGATTCAGCCGTGTACGCAATGCAGTATCTAGGCTATCCGTTGGTATGGAACGCACAGCTTATCGGGGACAATATCTCTATAGCGAGTGAAAACGTAGCGTGTGTTGCTTCAGGTGTGGTGTACTGGATGGGCAAAGATAAGTTCTATATGTATGATGGTCGTGTGCAAACACTTGACTGTTCACTACGCCAGTATGTGTATTCTGACATCAATATGTCACAGCTTGACCAATGCTTCTCTGGGACAAATGAAGGATTTAATGAGGTTTGGTGGTTCTACCCGTCAGCAGACGCGAGCGCAACTGATAGGTACGTCATATACAATTATGTGGAAAAGATATGGTACTACGGTACGATGGCACGCAGCGCGTGGCTTGACAGTGGCATTTTATCTAAACCTATTGCAGCTACTTACGTCAATAATATCGTGAATCACGAGGAAGGTTTTGATGATTATTCAGGCACTAGCCCTGTAGCTATCTATTCGTATATTGAGTCCTCTGAAATTGATATGGAAGATGGTGACAATTTTGTGTTTATCCGCCGTGTACTACCTGATTTTGGTTTTGATGGTTCTACTAACGCTAACCCCTCCGTCACGATGACAATTTCACCTATGCTTAACTCAGGCTCAGGATATAAAAACCCTATGTCAGTAGCAGGAGAATCTAGCGCAACGGTCACACGGTCAGCTACAGTACCTATAGAAGCCTTTACAGGTCAGGTGTTTATTCGGGTAAGAGGTCGCCAGTTCACGCTAAAAATTGAAAACAACGAGATAGGTACACAGTGGCAAAGTGGCGCACACCGCCTAGATATTCAAGCTGACGGAACTAGAGGTACCTAATGGCTAATACCATACGCCCACCGAAAGCCCCGAACCTGCCCCTTTCACCAGATAGTTTTTTAAGGTCATATTTTGACCAGTTCGCCAGTATGCTGCGTGTGTACTTTAACCAACTTGACAGCTACCACACAGTCACAAATGCAGCAATAGGCAACTTCCAAGCGCGAACAACACAGACACTATCAGGCGCGAACACCGCTAAATTGGTTGCCCTAGATACCGTTGTCGAAACAGAAGGGGTTAATTTAGACACCACTACCTACCGCGTATCTGTTATGCAGTCAGGACGGTTTATGTTTGTCTTTGACCTCGCAATGTCATCAAGTGCTACACGGTATTTATGGTTTAGACTTAATGGGGTAGATGTTGTAGAATCCACGCATAACACAGCGGGTAGCATAGTATTGAATTTAATACCTTCTGATTATGTCGAGCTATATTGGGCTTCCTCTAACGGAGCTGATACGCTCCCTGCTACAGCGGCTACGGGCTTTTGTCCTGCTACACCTGCTGTCAACCTAAACGTAACCTTCATAAGCACATGACAGACCTTGTCCCTGATATTGATTTTAGACCTCAAATTGAGGCTTTTGAGCAGTACGCCAGCCAGTTTCCTCAGACAGAACACGAAGCCTTACATTACACGATTGACGGTGTGTACGCTCGCGCAGTTCATATCCCAGCAGGGCAATGTGTCACGGGCAAAATCCACCTTCATGAGAGTATAGGTATTTTAGCTCAAGGTACTATGCGGGTGCATAATGGCTTTAAGTCCTACACAGTGACCGCGCCGTTTATCGCCATAGAGAAAGCAGGGATTAAACGCATGGTATACACAGAAACAGACTGTACGTTTATTACAGTGCATAGAACAGATAAAACAGACATATCCGAGATTGAGGACGAGCTTGTGTGTAACACACTCGACGAATACAACCAGAAACGAATTGAGGTAACAGTATGAGCTTTATTGGAAGCATGGTAGCTGTAGGTGTTTTAGGCTTAGAAGCAGGGAGTTTAGCAGCTATAGCCACAGGAGCCGCAGTCACAGGGGCAGGTATTGGCGCAGGTATTGGCGCAGCCACAGGTGGAGATATTGGTGACGCAGCTCTTATGGGGGGTATCGGTGGTTTAGCCGCTGGTGCAGGAGCAGGTATGATGATGGGCGCAGGAGCCGCCGCTGGTGAAGGAGCTGCCGCTGGCGCAGGAGCCGCCGCTGGTGAAGGAGCTGCCGCTGGCGCAGGGGCAGCCACAGGAGCAGGTGAAGCCGCAGCTACTGGCGCAGCCACAGGAGCAGGTGAAGCCGCAGCTACTGGCGCAGCCACAGGAGCAGGTGAAGCCGCAGCTACTGGCGCAGCCACAGGAGCAGGTGAAGCCGCAGCTACTGGCGCAGCCACAGGAGCAGGTG